CGCCGTCTTCCACAGCGAACGCGCTACCGGCGATCACTGTCCACGCGTGCGCGGCTTGAGTCTTGCCACGATTAGTGACCATAGCGACGACCCCCCCGCGCTCTAGGAATAGTCGCGCCGCGTGGTCATCTGTGCGCTCATTCAGTGAGTATACGAGGCGGTAATTCGGCATGACGTAGCCATCGTGTGTTGCTAGCACCTCTGCGTGCTTTGTGTAGTCGTAGGCGCGCATGCCGTCGCTAGCGAATAGCTCCGGCACTAGATGCCACAGAATGTCGCTATTCACGTTAAGGCGCGCTAGAAATTTGCCATAGGTAGCGCTAGCTAGGTCTAGTTCGTACGCGAGTAGAACCGCGAACAATTCGGGATAGCGCACGAGTAGCCATGTACGCCAGTCGCGCGCACGGATCACCGCGGGTAGGGATCCCTTGCCGTGCTTGAGTACACATAGCGCTTCGCATAGACCGGAGCTAGGACAAGTGTTCAACGTGTACACGTTGAACCCATCGAGCACGGTAGCGACCGTTGCAGACTGCAACGTAAGCGATACGGTCGCTAGTTCGTTCTTGCCTATTTTGGCGTTACTGCTTGAGTCTTTACCCTTGAGAGGATCAAAAACAGAGGTAAGAGGGTACGACCCACTGCCGAGACCAAAACGTGATCGTTCATCGGCGAACATTTTGCGGATTAGCGCGGCGTAAACCTTACGGTCTCGCATTGACCGCGCTCTGTCCTCTGTGATGGCCGCGCTCATAGTCGCCGCGTGATTCTTAACGATGGCGTTAACGTCAATTGTCTGCCGAGTCTGCTTGAGTGACACCGGCACGGTCGCAGTAGTCGTAAAGCTCATCGTGTCACCGCGTTAGGCGCGAGGCGCAAAACGCCATTCTGTAAGCGGTAGTCAAGGTGCGAGGCGACAATGTCAGTATCTGTCACCGCGTCAACGTACTCACCTAAGCGCGACTCACTCAAGATATCCGCGACGTATTCGGCGAGGTACTCATCGTTGATCCCCATATCTGGCAACGTAAATTCAATCCGCACCGCGTATTGCCGGTAGTTGCGCTGTGTTCGTTCTGTGCTCATTGTGACTCTTTCAGTAGTGGTGGCTATCTGCCACGAGTAGAACGATACCACAGATACGAACCGTTGCATGCATAGCTAAAAATTTTGAGTGAATGCCAGGTACACGCGTACCAAAAATTTTTGGCTCATCAAGTCCCCTCTAGCTCTGCTCTGCCGTGGCTCTGTGCCGTGGCTCTGCCGTGGCTCATCGAGTCCCCTCTAGCTCTGCTCGGCCGTGGCTCTGCCGTGGCTCTGTGCCGTGGCTCTGGCGACTGCTCTGCCGTGGCTCTGTGCCGTGGCTCTGGCGACTGCTCTGTGCTCATCGAGTCCCCTCTAGCTCTGCTCTGTGCCGTGGCTCGGCCGTGGCTCTGTGCCGTGGCTCTGCCGTGGCTCTGTGCCGTGGCTCTGCCGTGGCTCTGGCGACTGCTCTGCCGTGGCTCTGTGCTCTGTGTATAACGTACCGCTAGGGCTCTAAACACAAAAAACGGCCGGCGGGTTGACAAAAGCGCAGGTCACGCCATAGATTCACAATGAGAATCGTTCTCAAAAGGTCGTACGACCGAACACGCGTATGGTCGTACGACCAAACACGCGTTCGGTTGTGGACAACCCTGTGTATAACTTTTTAGTTTTCCACAGCCCCCCGGAGACCCGCTCTCTTCTCCATTTCTATACTCAAGACCCCTGGGGGAGCATAACCGCAGGTCACAGCGTTGCGGAGTGCCGCCGGATTGATCTTCCCTATAGAACTCGGGCGCGTTTCGGTTGCGTTTTTCTGTGGACAAGTTGTGGGTAGTGTTGAAATGTTCTTGTGGATATCTTTTTGTGTTTAGGGTGTTGGGATGGGCAAAATTGCTGATGCGGTGTCGACGGGGTCGCGTAGAGCGGCTTTGGAGGCTATGAGTGCAAAACTGGCTGACGATATGGATGCTGCGCCGCCTGCGGTCGTTGCTCAGATCGCCGGTCGGTTGTCGGCCGTCCTCGCCGAGCTTGAGGCGTTGCCGAGTGTGAAGGAGGTGTCAAAGTTTGATGAGATCGCAAACAGACGTTCGTCTAGGCGTGCAGTTGCCGACAACAGAGTCGAAACCACCGGCTAGGTTGCTTGGTGCTTCTAAAGAGGCTGTGGAGTTTGCTGAAGCTGCAGGTTTACATCTCGATCCGTGGCAGCAGCATGTTTTGACTGAGGGTTTGGCTGAAACGGCTGATGGCAAGTGGGCTGCGTTTGAGGTTGCCATCATCGTGGCGCGCCAGAACGGTAAAGGCTCGATTCTTGAGGCCCGCCAGTTATTTGGGCTGTTTGTGTTGCGTGAGCAGTTGGCGATCACTACAGCGCACGAATTTAAAACGGCGTACGAGCATTTTGTTCGGATCACTCAGTTGATTGAGTCAAATCCTGATTTGGATCGCAAGGTTGCGCGTATTCGTCGTGGTGCTGGCGAGCAGGCGGTCGAGTTGAAGACTGGTGAGCGTTTGCGGTTCTTGGCGCGCTCTGGTGGCTCGGGTCGCGGTTTGTCGGGTGATGTTGTGTATTTGGACGAGGCGTTTGATTTGTCGTCAGCGCAGATGGGCGCTTTGATCCCGACGTTGAGCGCGAAGCCGAATCCGCAGGTTTGGTACACCTCGAGTGCGCCGAGGTCGTCGTCAGAGTTTTTGTTGTCGTTGTGTAAGCGCGGCAAGGAAGGCATTTCACCAAGGTTGTATTTTGCCCAGTGGGATAATCCTCGTGGTGTTGATCCTGAGGATCGTTTGGCGTGGGCGCGTGCGAATCCTGCGATGGGGATCCGTATTTCGGAGGATCACATTGCTGCCGAGTTGGACTTGATGCGTTCGGTGCCGGACGAGTTTGCTCGTGAGCGTTTGGGTGTGCATGAACTGTCTCCGTTTGAGGCGCGTGATGTCAAAATTTCTCGTGAGGCTTGGGATTCAACTTGGGCGTATTGTCCACCTGGTTGTGTTGAGGAACATGTTCATAAAGATTTGTTTGCTGCTCCTGAGAAGAAACAGATTGTGATCGGTTTCGATGTCGACACCGATGGTGAGCGTGCAAGCATTTGTATTGCTGCGGGCAGTGTTGATTCACCTTATGTTGAGATCGTCGCTCACCATGATGGTGCTGCGTGGTTGCCGCAGCGTTTGTTTGAGCTGATTGTGCGTTGGGAACCTGTTGCTGTTGGTTGTTTTGGCGCGGGACCGGCTGGGGCGATGGTGGGTCCGATTCTTGCCCGTTTGTCTGAGGCCGGTTTGGATATAACCATTTTTAGGCAGATGGCCGGTGCGGAGTATCGGCAGGCTTGTGGCGGGTTTTATTTGGATGTTGTTGCTGGGAAGCTGCGTCGAGCTTTTGGGCAAGGTGTTTTGCAGGTCGCTGTGAATGATGCGACGGAGAAACTTGTTGGTGACTCTTGGATGTGGGATCGTCGTCGCGCTACATCTCCGCTGAGTCCTTTGTGTGCTGCTACCGTTGCACGAGGTCTTCTTCCTGTATTATCGGCAGAAGATCCAAAGCGACCTGTTTTCGCCGCCTAAGGAGTTTGATGCGAACTTTATTGACAACTCTTTGTGAGATCGTTGGGGCTGTTGCGGTGACTATTGGTGCTGGCATGTTTTCTGGTGCTGCAGCGTTTGTTGTTGGAGGTTCTTTCCTCCTTATCGCCGGTTCTTCGTTAGCGTGAGTATTTTTGTTCCATCTTCCCGTGTAGCGCCGCGTCGCGCCGAGGCGCGTGACATTTCGACGTATCCGTGGATGAACGGTCAGACTGTGCCAACAAATTTGCAGTCTCCGACTGGTGGGGCGCATTTCGTGTCTGCTGATGCGTTTCGTGTTGCTGCGGTTGTTGCGTGTTTAGGTTTGCGTGCTGGTGCGTTGGCACAGTTGCCGTTGAAGGGTTACGCAAGCACTTTTGGTGGTGAGTCTGAGGTTTTGTCGCCGCAACCTGAGTTGTTGCTGTTCGATCCTCCGTCGGTGGTTGCTTCTGTGTGGAAAACGCAGATGTCGATCTCGCGTGACATTTGGGGTTATGCAGCGGGGATCATTAAGGCTTCTGATGCTGCAGGGTACGCGACGCGTGTTGAGTGGGTTTTACCTGATCGTTTGACTGCAAGAGAAACTGATTCAGCCGGCCAGCTGGTATGGCGTTACAACAATGTGATCATTGACCCACAGTTGGTGATGCATATCCCGTCAAGGTGGGTGCTGCCAGGTCGACCGTTGGGTGTTTCGCCGCTCGAGAAATCTGGTCTTGTCGATATCGCTATTCGTGCTCAAGAATTTGGGCGCGACTGGTTTATGAACGGTGCGATGCCGTCGGCGATTGTTTATTCGGATGATGTGTTGACGACGCAGCAAGCTGATGGGATCCTTGCCCGTTTGCAGTCTCGTTGGCGTAGGCGGCAACCAGGCATGCTTGGTTCTGGTATGCGCTATGAGCAGGTGTCGGTTAATGCTGACGAGTCACAGTTTTTGCACACGATGCAGCAAACAGCTTCGGACATTGCTATTTCGTTTAACTTGCCGCCAAACAAGATTCATGCGGCTGTGTCTGGTTCGGATGTGTCGTATACGAACAATACGCAAAGCACTCAGCAATATCTGATGGATTCTATTAACCCTGATCTTGTTGTGATCCAAGAGTCTGTGTCGCGTTACATGCGTGCAGGTCAGATGTGTCGTTGGGAAACTGGTGCGTTTCTCAGGTCGGACACAAAATCTCGTTATGAGGCATATTCGATTGGTTTGTCGGCTGGTTTTTTGTCAGTTGATGAGGTGCGTGCAAAAGAAGATTTGGCACCGCTTCCCCCGTCGTCGGTGTCGGCTCCGGTCGCCTCTCCCGTCGAGCCGACACCGGCTCCTCTTACCCCTGCTTAGAAGGAGTTTTTATGTCTGCTGCGCCTCGCACGAAAGTTATTGAACGTCGCATTGTCGAAGCGAACGCTTCAATTCGTTCTAATCCTGATGGCACTGTCGGAGCCCGTGGTTACGGCGCGGTGTTTAACTCGCCGGCACATGGTGAGGTTGTGACTCGTGCAGCGTTCAATAGGACGTTGGAGCAGGGCGACAACATCCGTTTCCTCATCAACCATGAGGGAACCCCGTTGGCTTCGACTCGATCTGGCACGATGACTGTCGGCATTGACGATCATGGTCTGTGGTGGGACATCCCGTCACTGGATTTGTCTAATCCTCGTGCTGCAGAGTTTGTGTCGGCCACCCGCCGTGGCGACATGCACCAATGCTCGTTTGCTGGTTACTTCCGTGATTCACCAAATGTTGATGGTGTGCGCGAGCTACGCGAGGTGCAGTTGATTGATGTGTCTGGTGTGACGTTTCCTTGGTATGAGGACACCTCGATGGGTTTGACCGGCAACCGTTCGGCAGACAAAGCGTTGTTGTCTCGTGCAACTCCTGAGGTTCGTTCAGCATTGATTATTGATCTTCAGCGTGCTGCGCCTCCAGGTAAGGAAAGCTACGGCGATTTGGCTGTTGAATTGTTGGATCAGATCATGGAACAAGTCGTAGGCCAAGGCGCTTGTATCTACATCGAAGATTTGGGTTCTGACTGGGTTGTGTACTCAATGATGTCTATGGACGACATGGATTGGGATTGTTACCAAGTGGATTACACAATGACTGATGGTGTTGCCACGTTTGGTGTGCCGTTTGAAGTTGAAGCAATCACCGAGTACCGCCCTTGTCTTGTTGCAGAAGTTGAACCTGCTGCTGATGGAACAATGTCGCCAATGGGTGATCGGATGACATACAGTGTTGCCGAAGCCCGAGCTTTGCTCGGCTTGTAATCTATAGCGGACTCGGAGATCGACTCGGAGCTACTTGTAGCCACCACGCGGTCCACCACGCCGTTGCAAATACCCGTACCTTCTTGTTTGGAGAAACAGATGAACCAGCCCACTTCAATGCTTGATCTGGTGCGCGAACGACGCACCGCAGATAACAAGCCCGTCAACGACATGATCGCAGCAGCAGAGGCCGAAGGCCGTGCGTTGACTGCCGACGAATTCACTCTTGTGCAGGAACGTGCTGCAGCGAACACTGAGATCGACAGCCGCATTGCTGATCTTTTGAAGATCGCTGATGGCAACGCTCTCGCTGCTCGCACCGCCCCTGTGTACGGTGGCGCAATTGTCCGTTCGGCACCTCAGACCTACTCGGAGCATGGCACCCATTCACATGTTCGTGACATGATCGCCGCGCAGTTGCGTAACGATCAGGGCGCTTGGGAACGTCTGCGCCGCCACGGTTCAGAAGTTCTTGTTGAGAAGCGTGACATCACCCGTGTTGACGGTGCCGGTGGCGAGTTCGTTCCACCATTGTGGATGGTCGACTTGTACGGCGATTTCCCTCGCGCCGGCCGCTCGATTGCGAACCTTTGCACCCAGATGTCTTTGCCAGGTGGCACCGATTCGATCAACCTTCCTCGCATCACCACTGGTCCTGCGGCGGGCATTCAGACCGCAGACAACGCTGCTGTGACTGAGACTGACATGGTGACCGCTACGGTCACGGCACCTGTGCGTACCATCGCAGGTCAGCAAGACCTTGCTATCCAGTTGGTTGAGCAGTCACCTCTTGGTGGCGGCATGGATCAGTTGATCTACAGCCAGTTGGCAGCGGATTACGAGCGTGCGCTTGGTGCTCAGATCTGGAACGGCTCTGGCGCTTCGGGTCAGGTGCTCGGGTTCTTGCAGTTGTCGGGCATCAACTCGGTGATCTATACAAGCGCTGCGCCAACAACGTCAGAGTTGTATGTCCCAATGGCGAAGGCTGTCAGCAAGGTTCATACGACTTCGTTTGTTGCTGCAAGCGCAATCATTATGGCACCTCGCCGTTGGAACTGGATGTTGTCAGCGCTCGACGGCAACCTTCGCCCACTGGTTGTCCCGAACGCAAACGGCCCTTACATGGCTCAGGGCGTTCAGACGGGTCTGGACATGGCTGCTCCTGTCGGCACCATGCTCGGCCTGCCGGTGTACCTTGACGCTACCGCCCCACTGCTCCTCGGTGCTGGTACGGAAGATGCGATCATCGTCGCACGTTTCTCCGATGCGATTCTTCTGGAGGGCGGCGTGAACACCCGTGTGCTTCCAGATGTTGGCTCGGGAACTCTGACCGTGCGCTTCCAGCTGTATCGCTACGCAGCGTTCACCGCTGGTCGTCGCCCACAAAGCGTTTCGGCCATCACCGGCACTGGTCTGATCGCCCCAACGGGTTTCTGACCTAACTAGTTGAAAGGTCGGCACCTAACCTCCGTTAGGTGCCGACCTACCCAACGCCTAAGGAGGCAACAATGACACCGCAAGAAGAAGAACTGCTTGGCCTCCAAGAGCAACTTTGGATGCATCCACATGACAAGGAAGCGTTGCTTCGTCGTATTGGCGAGGTCAAAGCAGCGCTCGGCATTGCCGGCAAAGAGTCTCGAGTGAAGCCTGTGGCTGAGACTGCTGAAGCTGATCTTTCTGAGGTTGAGACTGCTGTCGTTACAACGAAGCGGAAGCGTTAATTTTTCCTGATGAGCATTGTTGATATCGACACGTTCACTTCATACATTCGTGATGAAATTGGGGCGACGGGCAGACCGTTAACACTCCAAGCGTTGAATGCTGCCGAGTCATATGTTCAAGAGTATTGTCAACGAAACTTTGCGTTGGCGACTGGTACACCGTCGGCGCGTGTGTTCGGCCCAATGTCGATGCAGGAATCGTTGACTGTTTTGCGTGTTGACGACATTGCTACGGCCACTGGTTTGGTTGTGTCAAATTATGGGACAACGATCCCGTCGACCGATTACCAGTTGGAGCCCTTGAATGGTCGTGACGCAACAGGGTTAGCGGTGCCATACACACAGATCCGTCTGTTGTCTTCGATGTGGACTACGAACTTGATGCGTGCCACAGCGACCATCACAGCGGACTGGGGTTGGTCTGCGACCCCGTCGTTGGTGACCCAAAGCATTTTGCAGCTCGGCAAAGATTATGTTGTGCATCGCGACGCAAAGTTTGGGTATGTCGAAACATCGGTGGGTGCTGTTTCTGGTTCTCGCAACTGGTCGGTAATCAACATGCTCGCAAGGTTTCGTAGAACAGAATCGTTTGGTATCGGATGAGCATCAATCTGCGCCTTATCCGTGAAGCTGCTGCAGCGCAGATCGCCGCTGGTATTGGTCGGCGTACCACCGGCTACGCGTATGACAACATAACGATCACGTTGCCTGCGGTCATCATCCGACCAGGCGCCCCCTATGTGACTTATCACGAAACTTTTGGGGATCGTTGTCTGGTCGGCATCGAATTAGAGATCGAGGTTGTCACATCATCTGCTGACGATATTTCGGCTGCTATCGCAATGGACGACTTGTTGTCACCAGGCTTGGCGAACAACTCTTCGATTTTGGAAGCTGTTGAAGCCGACCCAACTTTGGGTGGCACCGTCGGCCACTGCTGGGTGTCCGAAGCTTCCGCTCCGCAACCTGACGGCGAAGGCCACATGTCAGTCTCGTTGTCTTTGCATATCACCGCTAACAAGTCAACTTCTTAAGGAGCAGGAATGGCTCAACAGGTTTTAACCAACACACAGATCATTGTCGGGTCGTTCGATATCACATCGTTTGCTGACATGATCTCGGTCACTGAAACAGACTCCACCGTTGAGCAAACCACGTTCGGTTCTGGCGGGTTTCGTGTCGTCGCTTCTTCGATCTCTGATTACTCAATCGGCATTGAAGGTTTCTCCGATTTTGCTGCAACAGGTACTGCTACAGCGTTTGGTAACACAGCGCTCGGCACACAGTATGGGTACATGATTAACGGCTCGGGTGGCACTGCTGCTGGTGATGTGTCCGAATTTGGGCGTGGCATCTTGTCGAGCTACTCACCGTTTGGTGGCAGTGTTGGCGAGTCGGCACGGTTCACTCATGCGATTACCCCCGACTACGAACAGGTCAACGGTGTGCTCCTCGCCCCTCTTGCTTCTCGTGGTGCTTTCACAGGCTCTGTGGTGACCGCTGCGGGACCAACAGCAACACAACGTGTGTGGGTGGCTCTCAACATCACAGCAGCCGCAGGAACGAATCTCGCGGTCACTGTGCAGTCCGCTGCAACAGTCGGTTTCACCTCACCGACAACACGTTTCACATTCTCAACTGTTTCAGCGGTTGGTTGGCAAAACCCTGCGCCTGTTGCTGGTGCTATCACTGATGGTTTTTGGCGTGTGTCGGCCACTGTTGGTTCAGGTACTTTTACTTGGGCTGCAGCTATCGGTGTCAAGACCCTGTAAGAAAGGCGGTTGTCATGGCTCGTTGTTGTGTAGATTTTATTCACAACCAATTTGAATTTTCTGAAGGTGACGAAGTTCCCGACGATCATCCAATGGTCGCTCTTGCGCCTCATTTGTTTGATCCGATTGTCGACAAAACTTTTCTTCCTCCAGATCCATCCAAAGCCCGTACAAAGAAAACCTCTTAAGGAGCATCCATGTCAGCGATTGTTCTCACGAACGCAACCATCACAGTCGGCGCAGCATGGACGGGTACAGCACCTGGTCTTCCAGGCACACAGACTGTTGCCGGCACGATCACCAGCGGTTCAGATTTGTCAACGTATTGCACCTCGGTTTCGATTCCGTTGACGATCGCAACGCAGGACGCAACGAACTTTGGTTCGGGTGCTTTCCGTGTGATGCTTGGTGGCATCAAGTCAAGCGATATCGCTCTTTCGTTGAACAACGACTTTGCTGCTTCAGCGTTGAACGACATTCTTCGTACCACCCTCGGTGGCCTCGGCTCGCTTGTCTATCTTGACATCAGGCCCTCCTCGGCGGCACGGTCGGCCACAAATCCATCGTACGTCTTCGCTGTGCTCTTGACGGAGATCCAGCCGGTTACCGGCTCCGTTGGCAACATCAACGCGATGTCGCTCACATGGCCTTCGACAGGTGCCTTCGCAACTCTCACCGCATAAGCCGTGGGTGATTCTTACACCGCGCGCGAGTTGACCGGCAAGATCTACAAGACTGCCAAAAACTTGTCTGACCCTGCGGTCAAGAAGCGTTTCATGGCAAATGTCATGGTCGACATGGACAAGATCTTCGTGACTGAAGTCCATAAAGATTTGCGGGGTAAAGATTACTTCACTAACTGGCCGCGCAAAGGCACCAAAGCTGCGATCAAGTCTCGGAACTATGTTGATGCGAACCCTGCAAAAGTGTACGAAGAGTACACGTTTTTGCCGCAATCAAGGTCGTCTGGTCCGTTGTGGGTCGCTGATTATGGTCGGCATCGTGACCCCACAACTGGGGTTGCGATGCTAGGACCCATGCAAGGTCCGCTGATTACAAAAGGCGGGCCTGGTGGCAAGAACCGTAAGATCTCAAGGAAGAAACGCAAAAAGTGGAATGGGGCAACTAAACCAATGTATACATGGCGTAAAGCGACGAACCGGATGGAACAACGGATTCCACGGCAGATCACTACCGAGTACACCAAGATTTTGATTGAGCAGTTCAAATGATCCCTTGGCGTATCTCGTTCCAAGATCAGGTGTGGACATCAGATCAGATCCCTGCTGCACACTCGATTGCTGTTGCAGCGTTGCTGCCACCTGCGATGGGTTTTGACATCGGACCTTTTGATGGTCCGCAACAGTTATGTGCTTGGCTGTCGGTTCTGATCGCGTCGTCAAGGGTTACCCCTGACAACGTGTCAGAGATCGAGTTGATGGTCGGCGACGCAATGCAAGAAGTTTCGCAGCTTCCGTTGGATGTGTTCTTGGGGTGCTTGAGCACCCCTTGGCCTGCGCCTAGCCCAGACGAAACAGAAGAAGTAGAAGAAGACGACGACCTGGAATACGAGTAACTCATGGCTGGCCTTACCGCTGTTGAACGACTGAAATTTGTATTACAGGTCGACGCTTCGGGAGGCATCAAAGCATTTGAGAAGTTCGGTCATGCTGCCGACAAAGAGTTGTCTAAAGTCCAGTCGAAGCTGGATAAGCAAGCAGCGCAGATGCAGAAGTACGGTGCTGGCGCTGTGGCGTTCGCCGGCACTGCCGGTGTCGCGTTGTTTAAGTTGTCTAAAGGCTGGCAGGAAGGCGCGATTGCTGCGGGCAGGTTTGCTGAGGCTACTGGCATCTCAACTGAGGAAGCTTCTCGTTTTATTGTTGTGACTGCAGGCTATGACCTTGAGTCAGGCAAGATGGTCAAAGCAATCGGCAAGATGGAGAAAGCTCTCGGCGGCAAAGCTCAAGCGTTTAGAGATGCAGGCATCGCAACTCTTGATGCGTCAGGCAAAGAGTTGTCGGCTCAACAAATCTTTTTGAACTCGATTGATGTCCTCAACAAAATAGAGGATCAGTCCGCCAAGTCTGTAATGGCTGCAAAACTGTTTGGTCGTGACTGGCAGAACATGGCTGTGATGATCGGTGCGGGCTCCGATGAGTTACTCAAACGGTTTGCTGCTGTGCGCGAAGATCAAGTGTTCGGCAAGGGCGAAGTCAACGATGCATACAAGTATCGTGATGCGCTTAAAGATCTTGGTAACTCTTTCAAAGCGTTGAAGAACAGTATTGGTGCTGGTGCCGCACCAATGTTTGCAGGCTTAGCTACTGGGGTCACTAAAGCTGTTGACGGACTGAACAGTGTCAACAAAGCTTCCGGTGGGGTCGTAGGCAACATTCTCGCTACTGGCACTGCGGCTATCGGTACGGCAGGCGCTTTGGCGTTTGTTGCAGGATCTGCAGTTAAGGCAAGAGACAAGTTTTCAGTAGTTGGCGCTACCGGCTTACGGTCGTTGAACAATGTTGGCAAGGCCGCTTTGGGCGCTGGTGTGCTTGTTGCCGGTTTTGCGTTGGTTACTGCCTCGATGGCTCAAGCTTCGCAAGAAGCCAAAGATCGTGTTGACGATTTTGCTGCTTCGATGACCGCTTCTGGCAGGACTGCTGAAGAACAAGCTAAGCAGACTATTGGTGTGTTTTTAGCAAAAACGCCTGAGCTTGCAGCAGCGATGACTGAAGCCGGTTTGAGTACAAACGATTTGTACAATGCCATTCTTGAAGGTGGGAAAGCTCTTCTAGTTTTTCAGGAGAGGATTTCTGATACTAAAACATCTTTGCATGGGATGGTTGATAGAGATCCTTTCTATTTGACTCATGGGTTGATTGATACACGCGACGCTTACATTGGTGTCAACACCGAAATTGATGCCAATATTGAAGCTCAGCAACTTGCAGGCGAAACCGAACACGAAGCTGCTGATCGTATTAAAGAAACAGCAGCTGCTTTAGATCTAAAACTGCAAGCGCAGAAGAAAGTTCGTGAAGAAGCGCAGGCTGCGCGTTTAGAAGCGTTGCGTGGCATTGATGTTGAAGCAGATTTGCGTTTGGCGCAACGCAACACCATTGACGCAATGGTCGATTACAAAGATTCGTTGCATGATGGAAGTTTGTCAGCGCTTGACCGTGCAATTGCTACTGACAAGATGGTCAGCGCTATCAGAGGCGAGGCCGAAGCGTTTGCTAACAGCAAACATGATGTTGAAGGCAGCAAAAAATCTATTGAAGATCAGATAGCGGTCATTGATCTTTGGGCTTCAAGGCTTCAACCAGACGACCCGTTGTTAAAAGGGTTGCGTGATCTTGCTGAAAAGTTGAAGGTTGCTTCGGGAAGCTATTCGCCTGGTCTTGCAAGATTGTTGAATGTGGACAGGGTCGGCTCGTACGTTGCGCCTCCCTATGTCCCGTACGTTGCCCCTAAAGCTGGGAAGCGCAGTGGCGGCGGCGGTTCTGGCGATGGTGTTATTGATACCTCAGAACTTCAAGACATCATTGAGCAGGAGATGGCTACGGGCGGTGTCGCTAAGGGCGGTGTGACGCTTGTTGGTGAGCAAGGTCCTGAGTTGGTGATGATGGCCGGTGGTGAGCATGTGCTTACTGCTGCTCAAACCAAATCGTTGGGGTCTGATTCTGGGTCTTCGGCACAGTCGGATCAGTCGTTGTGGGCGGCGCAACTCGAGATGGGCGACATCTCAGCGAAGCAATACAAGCAGTTGCTTTCTGATCGTTTGAACAGTTTTGAAAAGTATTCGTCGGAATACATGTCGATTTGGCGTGAGATTCGCGGGATCGATCAGGACGCTGCGAACGCTTCTAAAGCTCACGATCAAGAGATCCGCAACAATCAAGACGCAATGTTTGAGCTTGGCGAAATATCTGTTGGGTTTTACAAGCAGATATTGAAATCTCGTTTGAATGGTTTCCAAAAGTATTCGTCGGATTACATGTCTGTGTACGGTCAGATTCGTGGCATTGAGAAAGATGCTGCGGATAAGTCGGAAAAAGATTTGGAATCTGCACAGGCTTTTAAGGAAGCAGCAATTCAGAAGCATTTGGACAAAGTCCGTGCGTTGTATCAGCAAGCTGAGAACAAACGAAACTACGACGAAGCAGACTTTGCTTCTAAGCGTGCTGTGCGCGACTTTGGGCAGTCTCTTTCTGAAGCTGTGCGAACTAAGAATGATCGCAGCGGCAAGGTCACAGATAAGGATCGACAAGACGCTGTTGATTCGGCGCGCGACGCTGCGGATAGCGCAGCGAAAGCTTTGTTGGATCGTGCCGGTGCTGCTGCTGTTGCGTGGGGGTTCGCTGAAGGCACCCCTGAGTATGCGAGGAGTGTACGTCGATGGTTGTTGAACGATGAGGCAACTAACCCAAATTTGAAGCCTGCTATTGACAGGGTTTTGTCTGGCATCCCACAGATGGCTATGGGCGGTTTGGTTACGTCACCTACGGTCGCAATGGTCGGCGAGGCCGGTCCTGAAGCGGTGATCCCGTTGTCTAAAGTTGGGCAGATGGGCGCAACGTATAACATCACGGTGAACACTGCTGCTGATCCGAACTCGGTTGTGGCTGCGATCAAAAGGTACACAAAGAATGGTGGGGTGTTGTGACCGTCCCAGATGTTGCGGTCACCTGTTGGTTTGGTAACACCACAACTGGTGCTTCGCAGTTCATTCTGAATGACTCTGTGCGTGGTGTGCTCGACAACGCCACCTACGTTTTGTCGGGCGATGCCGGCACGGATTTGACGGGGTATTGCAATTCGTTTTCGGTGCAGCGTGGCGTGACTTCGCCGTTGTTCGGCAACATTGATCCTGCTTCTGGTTCGTTCCAGTTGAACAACGAAACACGGTTGTTTGATCCGTTGTATGCGGCTGGGGCTCTGTACGGGAATTTTAAACCAGGTAAGCGTGTGACGTTACAAATACTTGGTGTCACAGTGTTTGATGGGCGTGTGAGCGACTGGACGAACTCGTATGAGGTGTCGGGGCGTTCGGTGACAACAGCGCGCGTAGAAGACCTTCTGGGGTCGTTAGGTAGGCAACTGTTTGACGAGTGGACACCAACAGATAACCAGTTGTCTGGGGCGCGTGTGACCGAGGTGTTGAATCGTCCTGAGGTGCTCGGGTCGGCATCGAGAGATATTGCAACTGGTAGGTCGTCGTTGCAGGGGACACTGATTACTTCAAGCACAAACGTGTTGAACTATTTGCAGACCGTCGCGAACTCGGAACAAGGGTTGTTTTTTTGTTCTCGTGATGGTGTGCTCACGTTTCGTGGGCGTGACAGTGTTGGTGCTGTGTCGGCGGCTGTGACGTTTTCTGATGCGGGACCGTTGTATTACCACGCGATCCAAGTGGAACAGACCGGCGATACCTATTACACAAAAGTCATTGTTGAAGCGTTGAACATTCCTGCGATGACGATCACCGAGGTCGCTGCGGCACAGGATGGTGTGCGAACATTTTCGATTTCAGGGTTGTTGCAAGATTCGCAGCAACAAGTGATTGACATGACCACATTTTTGGGTGCGACCTATTCGACTTCTGCCCCGTCGATCTCAGAGTTAACTGTTGAGTTGTCAACCGAGCAGTACCCTGGTTTGTTGGCGTTGGGTGTGTTGGCGATTGAGTTGGGTACAACGATTCAGGTTTCGTTCACCCCGAATGGTATTGGGGCGGCGATTAATCAACGGTTGATTGTTGACGGGATCCGTTATGACGTTACGCCGCATTCGTGTCGGGTAACCTTCTCAGTTAGTGCTGCTGCTGGTCGAACAATGTTTACGTTGGACAGCACAGAGTTTGGTGTTTTGGATGGCAGTTCGCTGCTCGGATATTAGGGAGGTTGCCGGATGGCAACAGGTGACCATGATTGGATCGCAGGCGAAGTAGTCGCCGCTGCAAACATGGACGACTATTTGCAGTTGCAGGTTGTCGGCCAGTACGCAACAGGCACGGCGCGTGATACAGCGTTGTCGACGCGTAAACGCACTGGCATGGTGACCACCCAAGCTGACACCCATAACTTGACGGTGTACTCGGGTTCGGCGTGGTCGACTGTTGGTCCTGTGTACGGTGCCGGTGCAACATGGACTCCAGCAGTGTCTTCGGGCGCTGCGTACGGTGCCACAATCAACCGTGAGAGCTACACACGAACAGGTCGCTGGGTGCAAGGCTACGCACGTTTGACGATCTCATCGATCACTGGTGTCACAACCGGCACACAGATCGCTGTGACGTTGCCGGTTGCTGCGAACCTGAGCGCCTCGGAACTGATGACGTTAGGTACTGGTGTAATCAAAATTGCTGCTACAGGGTTCATGTATTTTGGTGAACTTGTCCTTGCGACCGCATCAAACTACTGCTATTTTCAGGTGCGAACTAACGGTGCGGTCGCATCATATTTGGGTGTTGCAGCACCAACAGTGCTTGCAGTGTCCGATCAGGTTGTGTTCAACTTCTGCTACGAAGCTGCAGCCGACGCATAATGGACATGTTCGTGGCGTTCATCATCGGTGTCATCGTTGGTGTTATCTTTGGGGTGCTCGCATGATGCAGCACACCACCCGTGTCGACGGCATCGATGTCGCCCGATACCAGAAAGATGTGGACTGGCCGGCGGTTCGTGCGGCGTGCGCTAACCCTGACATGGTTGTTGGTGCATGGAAGGTCACTCAAGGCATCGCGTATACCGACCCGTACGCTGCAAAGAATCGTGAAGGCACCGCCCAAGCCGGTGTGCGTTGGCGGTTTGGTTACCACTGGTTGTCACCAACTTCTGATCCTGTAGCGCAAGCCAACTGGTTTTTGGCGAACTTCACACCAGGTCGAGGCGAAGGATGCCTCCTTGATGCTGAGGAGAACAGTGCTGCGGGGAACATCACCGAGGCTGCTGTGCTCGCGTTCTGTGAGCATGTGGAGGCTCGTACAGGCAAACCTGTTGCGGTGTACACAGGTGTGTATGTTTCGGGGCAATCAATTTGGCGTTCAACGAAAGTGTTTAACGGCAAACGGATCCGATGGGTCGCGGCGTACAACGCTGAGATGAAGGTTCGCAAACTGTGCGAACCGTTCGGTTTTGACGTTTGGCAAGGCGACGGTGGCGCAACAGGACGCATTAATGGTGTTGTCGGTCCTTGTGACCTGAACATGGTCGAGCATCCAATCATGTTGGATTTGGCGTGTGGTACGGCAGCACCCGTGCCAACACCTATTCAGCCACCTTCGCCTGCGCTACCGTTATCACCGATTACTGCGTCTTTCACTGGGGGAACCATGAATGTTGTTGTTGCTTGTTCGGATAACAAAGCTGACCCTCAACGGTGGATTTGGAACGGTTTTTGTCGCCATCACATCAGCAGCGAAGCCGAGTACAACAACCTTGTGACTGCAGGGATCATCTCTGCGAAATACACGTTGGTTGCACCGATGTGGATGACGTTACTGCAGCTTGCCGCTATCCCTCTGGTGTGAGCATGTTCGCAATCACTGACCATGCGGCGCTCATTATTGCGTCGGCCACCCCAGCGCTGATTACAGGCAGTTTGGGGTTGGTTATTTTGAAACGGCAACGCAAAGTTTCTGTTGCTGTTGCACAGATCAACACAGCGGTGAATCATCAAGAAGCTTCATCACCAACATTGATTCAGCGTGTGATCCAGTTGGAACATCATCGCAAAATTGCGGAACGTGCCACTGTGAACCATTTGGCTTGGATGGATTCGGCGTTAACGTCTATCGCGACACAAGTTGGTTGCACGATTTCTAGCCCTCCTTATCCCGATCAAAGGACGTATGCAGATGGTTCAGTTTAAAGCTTTTATTGCGCCTCGACTCAAAGCGTTCGCAGCGTTGCTTACCACCAGCGGTGCCGCCATCGCGTATGCTGTGGGGCTCCCAGCTTGGGTGTCGTTGGTTGTCGCGGCGATCATTGCACCGGCTTCGGTTTATCAGGTGACGAACCAGTGAACGAATTTCAGGCTCGCATCGGTGTTGGGACTACGAACTATGCGTTGGGGCGCACAGGTCCAACAAGGGAACGCACTGTGACCGCTGAGGAAGGCTCACGCAAGGGTAAGACTGCTGCAGTGTTGACAGACCACGCCTCGGGTCGTGTGGATGCTAAAGTTTTGGTTGACCCGATCAAACGGTCTATTTCTCATAAGGTGGCGTAATGGCATTTCCATCATCGGGGCTATTTGTCCCCACGTTTGTTTCGGCGTTGAACGGCGGCATTGTCCTTGACCTTGACCTGCTCACGCACAAAGTCGCGCTTTACACGAACAGTGTTACCGCAGCCGACCTCACCACTGACACCGCGTATGGTGTGGGCGCATGGGCATCTAACGAGGTTGTTGGCACTGGTTACACCACGGGCGGTTACACGCTCGCGAACACCACATACGCTCACACAGCGGCTGGTGTTGTTGTTTGGGACAACACGATTGATCCGAACTGGACAACAGCCACGATCACCGCCCGAGGCGCGCTGTATTACGCTGATGCGTTGGCCGGTAACAACGCCATTGTTGCTCAAACATTTGGAAGTGATATAACTTCGACCGCCGGAACCTTCACCATCCAGCTAGCCTCAGGTGGCATCTTTTCCATCGATTTCGTGCCATGAGTACCCGTCACCTGTTCACGGTTGTGGTCGAGCAACTCGACGCACCAGACCCGTTTGATGACACGGCATTGCTCGGAGCGGCACAAGCGTTCGCTGCAGCGATCGCTCACACAGCTGGTTATGAAGCGACACTTGTCTCGTGTTCGGTGCAGTTCGACAACGTGGTAACCGTCCCCACACTCGAACATGTGGCAGACTACGACCTGAGCGTGTAGCTATGGCCGTGACCGCAGCCGGATTCAATACGCAAACCGCGACTATCGGCACTGAACACACAGTGCATAGCGTCACAACCGCAGGCACGTTCACCTACCACGTTGACCTAAACGCTATGGCCGCAGGTGACACAGTGGAGTTGCGGATCTATCAAAAAGTCCTCACGGCCGGCACACTTCGAGCCGCCTACTACGCAGTGTTCAGCAACGCGTGTCCTCTCGACAACATCGTGCAGATCAGCGTCCCGATCAGCAACGAACTAACCGGTGTCACTGCGCTGACGTTCACGTTGAAGCAGACCACCGGCACCGGTCGAGCGTTTCCGTGGAAGGTACTTAGCTACTAATGGGGTCGTTTCCTAGTTTGGGTATTGACCGCCCGGCAGGCCCGCAACTGGTTGGGCCGATGACATTGAACGGCGGCTCGTTAGAGGTTTCGTCGTTGGGTGGTTCAGCATGGACAACCGACAACCCCACTAGCCTCGCCGCTTCGGCTACCGCCGGTATCGCCGTGTTTCGCCAATTCACCGTTGATGCACCAACGTATATCAGCGGCACCTATTCTCAAGGCGGTAGCGGTAGCACCAACAACGCACAAATTGAAATAGCGATCTACAATGAGCAACGCCAACAGTTAGCTACAACCGGCACCATTAGCGTGGCCGGTTTAACCTATGTGCAAGGCACTCTGTCTGTGACGTTGCAACCCGGTTGTTACTACCTTTGTTACCACAACAAAAACTTCAACGGCAACGGTGGTGCCAACGTAACCGTCCCGTTCAGAGGTTGTCCCGCTATGGATGTGCGCAGGCATCGGGCAATGGGAACATTTGAACAAAACGTAGGGTCGGGTGCGTTACCCGCAACGGCCACGTTTGCCACGTTCGCCACGAACTCCACGCAAGGCGCACCATACATATCGTTGTTTGGGTTGTAACCAATGGACTACCCCGCCGAATTTGCGCCTACACCTGTTGTGGTTAACTCGTTCTCAAAATATTTCACACGCGCCTATGCGTTAGGTCAAGTTGGCTCAACCACGTTGAGCAACGGCAGTACAGGTTCAGCAACAACCGTATTGATGCCGTTTGTGATGCCGTCGCCGTATGTGATTAGGTCGTTTTTTTCGGCTAACGGAACATCTAACGGCAACGTCAACATGGGGATCTATTCGATCCATTCGACAACCGGTGCGTGTGGTCTGCAAGTGTCAATCCCCGCCACCGCTATGACCGGATCAAGCACACTGCAAGTGTTCACGTTGGCAACCCCGTACCTGTTAGCACCAGGTTCGTACTACCTAGCGTTGAACGGCACAGGCTCCGGCACGTTCAATGGTGCAAACGTGACAGCAGACAACGCCAAGCTGTTGGGGTTGAGTGAGTCAACAACGGCTATGGGGTCCACGATCACGCCTAGCGCGTCGGTCCTGTTGCGTTATTTCCTTTGTGGGTTTAGTCGTTTAGATAGCGGGTACTAAACATGGCGGCGATATCTGCCCGTACCCTCATTGTTGTGTTACCACCGGCTGGTGGTAATGCCACGGCGTTACCTGCCGCTATTGATCTGGTAGCGGTAACACCGGCCGTAACGGTTACCGGAGGTGCCTCGACCACACCTGCCACGGTGGCGTTGGTTGTCACGGTTGATGCCCCGACGTTTGTGGCTGATGCCACGGTGGCACCGTTTCAAGTGGCGTTGTCCACGGCGGTGTTGCCCGCACCAGACGCGGCGGGCGATGCCCGAGCACCACCGGCTGCTGTAGCGCTTGCTGCGGTCACGCCGGTTACGACTGCAACCGGAACATCGAGCGGCAACGCAAACGCAACCCCTGCTGCTGTGGCGCTTGTTGTGGTGACACCGGCACCAACGACCTCGGGTGCTGCGAACACTTCTCCTGCTGCCGTAGCGCTTGCTGCGGTGACACCTGCACCTACGGCTACTGGCACTGGTGGTGGGGCGGGGACAGCGACACCTGGTGCTGTGGCGCTTGTAGCGGTAACACCGGCACCGACTGCTACGGGCAACGCGTCAACCGCACCTGCTGCTGTAGCGCTCACAGCGGTAACACCGGCACCGACTGCTACGGGGAACGCGTCGACCGCACCGGCTGCTGTAGCGCTTGTAGCGGTAACACCGGCACCGACGACCTCGGGTGCTGCAAACACTTCTCCTACTGCTGTCGCCCTTGCTGCGGTAACACCGGCACCAACTGCGACTGGCACTGGTGGTGGTGGTGGAACGGCTACACCGGCTGCTGTGGCGCTCACAACGGTCACACCTGCACCGTCGGCCACGGGCAACGCGTCGACCACACCGGCTGCTGTAGCGCTTGTAGCGGTGACACCTGCACCGACGACCACGGGATTCGCTACAACCACGCCTGCTGCTGTAGCGCTTGCAGCAGTCACACCAGCGCCTACGGCTACTGGAACTGGGGCGGGGACTGCTGCACCTGCAACGGTGGCGCTCACAACGGTCACACCGGCACCGACTGCTACGGGATCCGCTACAACCACGCCTGCTGTTGTAGCTCGCAGTGTTGTCACACCTGCACCGACGACCACGGGCTCCGCTACAACCACGCCTGCTGCTGTGGCGCTCAGCGTTGTTACGCCTGCGCCGACGGTTACGACCACATCAAGTGGGACGGCCTTGCCGGCCACTGTCGCAATTGTTGTTGTTGTTAACCCTGTTGGGGTTATCCCCGCTGTATACGGCCCGCGTTTGCGATGGTCGGAACCTCAAGCTCAAGCATTTGTGGAACCCGCTCGGCTAACATTCGTCGAGCAAACTGTTCTTGTTTTTGTTGAACCTGCCATCATCCGTTGGTCTGATCCGCAATTGTTAACCGGAGTTTGAAACATGCAAACCATTACGATTGTCAAAAATCAGGAACTACCAGCAATGGCGTTTGAATGGCGTGACTCCAACAACACGCTGATCGACTACTCGACGGGGTACACGTTCTTGGCGAAGATCGCACCACAAACAACGCCGACTGTGACGACGCTCACAAAGTCTTCGGGGATCACAGGTTCAGCAACCGCCCCGAATGTTGCTGTCGCATGGTCTACAGCGGATCTGACAGCGTTAACTGCGGGAGTGACCTATGTGGTGTGGTTGATCGCGACTCGTACTGCGGACAGTTTGCATCGAGTGTTTTCACCGGCTTTGTTGCCGACGATCATGGTGATCGCTGCGCCGAGCTGAAGGTCGCCGACGGCGCGCTTGCTCATGGCGTGCTGTTGGTTGCGCGACGGTGTCCCCTTAACTCGGCAGAGGGGACACCGTCGCTGCTGTTCACACTGTTTCGGTTTGATGCTTGACATCTGCACGCATCTCGGGCATTGTCGTGTTCTTCCCTACCGAGAAAGAAGAACACATGAGTATCAAAGAAATGCTCACTGAGCGCCTACCAGGCATCATCATCGAATCTGTCATGGATGTTGACGGTGCTGACAGTGCGATGGTTGCAGCCGACCCGTTTGTGTTGTTGATCTGCGACGACCTTGACATCGCCGGAACGTACCTCATTGGTTTGTACGACCAAGCCGAATGGGAAGATGGTGGCGACGCAGTGTTATGGATCGAGAATGTTGCTGTTGACGCGTTGTGTGACATGGTCGCCAAAGTGTGTGATGACCCGTCTGGTGTTTCGTTTCTGGAGCACGCTGAGAAAGAGTTGTGGCGTTACGCAACACAAGATGGTTCGGCAGGTCGTCATCCTTCGTCGCGAAGCGGGGTGCTGAATTGAGTTGCTTACAGTGCGAGTTTCAAACGGGCTGCGACCTCCACGAAACGGTTGACAGCATCGAAGAGATCAGAAAATGTCTTGAAGAGCAGTCAGAGATGCAAGCCGAAGCGTTGAATCGTCTTGCGGACTCTGCGGAACTCATCGCAGGCTTTGCTGAGCGTTTTGCTACCGCCATTGAGGCCTTTGTCGGTGAGCACCTTGGCCTATGACAACTGATTGGGTTGCCCGTGAAGAACAACTTGTTACTATCGAAGTCGCGGCAATCCTTGCGGTTGCCGCCGACTTTGACTCAGACTTTTGGGAAACCTTGCCGGTGCCACAGTCGCCTCGCGAATTTTGGGCGATGGTGTTTGCAGGGGTCGAGGCCGCATGCTATTTCTCTGGGCTCCTCCCAGCGAAAGAGGATGGGGTCACGTTTGGCTTAGAAGCCGGCGAACACATCAGCGTTGCCGAGCTACTTGCAATGCGAATGATTTGTGCTCGGGCGAACGGCAACCTTGGTTTGATGGCCGACCTGTGGGCGTGTTCACCTGACGATGGGTGTCGTGAACTGGCGCACGGTCATGTCATCATTTTTGCGGCGCAACGCCTATTTGAGACTCGACCGTTAGCAGCGATGATGGTCAACACGTTCGACCCGTTGCCATCACCCGACATTGTGTTATGAACTTTTCTCAGAAAGTTCGGAACTATGGTTGCATTCTGTTCGGGACTCATGTATCGTTTCTTACATGAGCAACACAGTTCAAATCCCCAAAGGTGTTCACGAGCGGACAAGCGAAGCACGTTGCAAAGTGTTGGCTGACCTCAACGCTGACCGTGTTAGCGCTTTGGAGGCAACAAGCCTTATCAAGCGCATCAACAAAGGCGACTGGAACCTCATTTGCCAATTGTCGCAATCATTCCTATAAACAGAAAGCAGTTACAACCATGAGCAAACCAACAATCACCCTCACCGTCCAAGACGGTTACGAACTACTTGATCTCATCAGCAGATCGTCTGCGCTTGCAGGCGAACAGATCGCACGTTACGAACTCCACAAGCGTTTGTGGGAAGCATGTAACGACGCCACAACACCAAAAGTTGGCATTGCGTACGACGGCACACAGGTCGGTTTGGCAGCCGCCGAGATCTGCCACGATGGCAGTGCAGCAGGGAACTACGTCACGATGTTGGAAGCCGAGATCCGTATGTTGCGTGAAGCCGCTCAGAACAATGTTTTGGTCAACGTGGCAAGCATCAACCATGTTCGTGACAGCGTTGACAACGGCTCGATCATTCATACCATCACCGCCCTCGGGGCGCTTGTTGGGAAGGGCATCTGATGACATCACAAACAGCTTCAGCTATTCGTGCTCGTGCATGGCGTGCGGCACGCGGTGCAAATGTGGGTGGCCGACCAGGCCCTAAGCCTTCAGCACCATGTGGGACTGTGTCCGCATACAAACGGCATGCACGCAACAACGAAACGGTTTGCGACGCTTGTCGTGAAGTGTGGAACATGGCGCAACGCGCCAGAAGGGCAGCAAACAAATGACCCGTGAAGAAGCGCTCAACACCGCTCGCAACACTTACGAAACCGCTTTCGCCGATGACGCTGGCAAAGCCTTCGACGCGTATCAAGCCGACATCCGTCGCATCAACAAGGAGTACCAGCAATGACCAACAAACCAACACCTACAGATCCAGTCACAGCACGCGCAAAGCTTGGTGCGTTACGCATCGCCGCTGAACAAGCTGGGATCCTCAACGATCAAGAAGCTCCAGCGCTCATCGCGACGGCTTCCCCAATTTTTGCTGCAGCGTACGACTCGGTGCTTGACCGTTTGCGTGCCACCGAAGCTACGGAGGTTGCCGAATGATGCGCCGCATCTGTGTCCTCACCTTGTTCGCAACATCGTTTGTTGTTGCACCGGCACCCGTCGAGGCGGCACGCCCAACGTGTGCAACACCGAACTTGGTGACTCTCGCCTATTACGCCGGTTGGCCTGCGAAGCAGATCCCGAAGGTGATGCGAACTATGTGGAAAGAGTCGCGTTGCCAGTCAAGCGCACGCAACAAATGGGCGACAGGGCTGATGCAAGTCCACAAATTGCATCTGCCACGGCTCTGCAAGCAATACAAGATCTGTACCCGCCTGCAACTCCTTGACCCGTTCAACAATCTTGTCGCAGCACACGATGTGTGGGTGCGTTCGGGGTGGTCAGCATGGACTGGTGGTGGGGCGTGACGTACTCAACAGACCCGTTGGACGACATGCATCGTGAAGCAATGCAAGCGATCGAGAGGATCCGCAAAACCGTAGATATCGCACGGCAAATCGTTGCCGAGTGGGAACCAAAACCGTTACCAAAATCAGAGAGGAACTGAGATGGCAAAAGCAGCGAATTCGTTCAACAACGAAACCACAACAGGGTTACGCACAGGTCGAGGCGGTTTTATGCGCGCCGCGAACGACACCCCATACGTCACCGACCCCACAGGAGCCCTCACAAAAACGGGGGAACGCAAAGGGTTACCGAAACGTATTGCGTACGGCTCACCAAGCAGTTTCGGCAAACTCATTGAGAACACCACAAACCTGCAGAAATGGGGTGAACGCCGTGTTGTGCTTGGCCTTGGCGCAGACCTGACGTTGGTTGCCGAATGTGCGGCGCTCACCAAACTTGATGTTGATTCCGACGATTACAAGCAGACCGCAGACCGCATCATTGTTGCAGCAAAACAGGCTGCTGAAGCATCGTTGGCTGCTGATCGTGGCACACACGGCCACGCGATCCTTGAAGACGACGACGAAGGCCGACCCTGGTTAGATCGTGCAGCCAACGGTGAACTGCTCGGCATCCCTGTTGAAGCGCAACAAAACATTGTGTCGAACTGGCGTGCAATGCTCAAAGAAACAGGGTTGCAGATCTTAGAAACCGAAGCAGCGTGCGTTGACGACGTTTGGAAACTCGCCGGCACGCTCGACAACACAGCGCAACTCACCAAAGACCTCACGTTTGTGTTAGCCGGTGGCGAACTCGTCACAATCCATGCAGACACCATTTTGGTTGTTGACAAAAAGACGGGGCAGAAACGAACCAACCAAGCTGGTGCTGTCATGTACTGGCATGGGTACGCCATCCAGGTGGCGAGCTACGCGCAATCAGTGCCATATGACACTGTGGACGAGGTGCGCGGGATCTGGGGTTACGAGATCTCACAGCAACATGCGCTGATCGCTCACATCGATATTGCTGCAGCGATTGATGGTGCCGACACCGGCCTTGTCACACTTGTCTACGTCGACCTGAACGCCGGTCGTGAGCATGGTGGGCGTGTGTGTGCCGAAGCAAAAGACTGGGCGAAACGAAACGACCTGTTCTCCACCGAATTACACCGGATCGGCGACCCCGAGCTTGCAAACGTGGGCGGTGTCACCCCATTGGTGGTTACGTCAGATGACGAAAGTGTGGCACCGGCACCCGTGTCAAAGCTTCGTGCAGCACAAAACGAACGCCTCACCCAAACCAAAGCTGCTGAACGCCCCTCACCGCGTCGCCCGTTGCCGACCGAAGGTGCTGATCTGTCAGATGCACAGTACCGATCGGCGTGGGACGCACTCGCTGCACGATTCTCGAGTGGCGACATCGCTGAGATGCCAGATACCGCAAGGTGGCGTACCGAGATCGTGAGACAAGCACGCCAAGCCGGTGTGTCAATCCAAACCGATGGTGGAATGACCGCACGCCGCTTCGACCTGTATCGCGCCATTGTTGGCATCATGCACGAACAAGAACGCGACGACATCATGCGAGCCCTCATCGAAGCAGCCACAGGTCGAGCACACGTTCTGGATCCTGTAATCCCCCTCGGCGAAGCACTCGGGCAATGTAACCACATTGAAGCAAATATGTTGGTGCGATTCGTTGACGCATACCAGGGTGGCATGCTTGTATGTGGATTCGACCTTGACGGGCGATTCGTTGTGATGAGGATCGAAAACGACTCCAGCCTGACTTTGACCTTGCCGGAAGGTGCCAAGTGACATGGTTACATATCCCACCGCAATACATTTGTGCTCCGGTTACGGAGGATTTGAACTCGCCCTCAGACCGTGGAACGTACGCACCGTATGTCACGTTGAGCGGGACGCATACGCGGCGGCCATCCTCATGGAGCGGATGGAACAAAAGAGATTGGATCAAGCCCCTATTTGGGACGACATCGACACCTTCGACGGCGAACCTTGGTGCGGAAAAGTGGATCTCATCACTGCCGGTTTCCCATGCCAACCGTTCTCTGCTGCCGGAGCGCACCGTGGACTTGACGATGACCGTTGGCTCTGGCCTTCAATCGCAAGAATTATCGCTGAGATACGACCCCGTTTCGTTGTGTTGGAAAACGTGCCACCAGTTATTCGACACGGATTACCCGCTGTCCTCGCAGACCTTACCCAACTCGGCTTCGATGCGGAATGGGGATTGTACTCCGCAGCCGATGTTGGAGCCCCTCACAGACGGCAACGATGGTGGTGTGTGGCCTACGCCAACAGCGTTCGACGCGTCGACACCGGCGAATATTTCGCCGGAAGCGAGGGAACGCCAGTTACGTCGAGGCGACCCGAACGGTTCGCGCAGAACCTCATCGGGATCGTTGGCGAAAGAAGTGTTATGGCCGACTCCGGTAGCGAACGACACACAACGATCACCGCAAGCAGCATTGGAAGCGAAACTGCGGATGGGTGGAAACCGGACAGAGATCACCTCGTTGAACGTGATATCGAAGCTGTGGCCGACCCCAGCAGCACACGACGCAAAGATGACAGGGCAGATAGAGAACAATCGGCACTCGGCGATGCTGCCCGAAGCGGCAGTTCTGTGGCCGACACCAACAGCGGGGATAGCGCACCGTGGGACGGATCCCGAGAGAACCAACGATCGCGCCGGCGCACCAACATTCAAAGCGGTAGCGATGATGTGGCCGACACCGAGAGCGATGGAATCGGTGAGATCATCACCGAAGGGGACAGCGGGACCAACATTGATAGCAGCAGCAGTTGGACGCGACCCGCTCGACCCGCTGCCGTGGCCTCCGCAACCAAAAGAGGAATCGGAAAAGATGACATACGCGCAGGAACTGGAAGAGTTTTCCCGCCGACAAGAGATGACACCGAAGGCTGGCAACAGTGGATCAACGAAGGTCGACCTGAACCCGTGGTTTGTCGCAGCACTGATGGGCCTCCCAGCGGACTGGCTGACTCACTCCACCTCGGCGGTAACGGACTCGTGCCGCAATGCGCTACAGAAGCAATCAGACAACTACTTAACAGAGCAGGATGGGAAATAACATGAGCGAACACAAATACCAGTACCGAGCACAATGCACCAACGTCGTTGACGGTGACACCATCGATGTCACACTCGACCTCGGGTTACACCTCACCAGCACACAACGTGTACGGATCCTTGGTGTGAACTGTTCTGAGCTACACGCCAAAGACCCTGTGGTGCGTTACGCAGCGTTAGCCGCAAAAGAATACACACAAGAGATCCTGACAGAACTGCACGAAGTCGCACACGACACAGGTAACGACTGGCCGCTGATCATCACCACAACAAAATCTGATTCGTTCGGCAGATACTTGGCGACCGTGAGCAGTGTTGATTTCCCTGAATGGGATCTTGGTGCAGCACTCATCCTCAACGGTCACGCCGTCCCATTCATGGTTGGTAAGCCATGACCAGGCCATACAAGTACGACCGACCATACCAATCTTGGTACACAACGATCTGTGTGAAATGCCGAGGCTACGCAACACAACGATCCGACCTCCCATCAAACGGCAGCATCTGCGCCGAATGCCGCAAAAAAGATTTCCCCAACAGGAACACAACCTCATTAGAGGACAACACAACGACCCTTACGGTCACAACAGAAAGCAGTGAGCACTAATGGCAAGAGCAATAGAACAGGCATCCGGTAGCGGAGCCCCATTCGCAAGGTTCCTAGAACTCGGCGACAAACTTGTTGGAGCGTTCGCCGGTGGCAAAAACCGGCAACAACTCGACTTCAACAAAAAAACCCGCAAGTTCAAAGACAACGGCAAGCCGATGCTCGAAGAAATCATCCACATCATCGCGATGCCAGAAACAACCGCAAAAACTGGTTCACCAGAACAACCAGAACCCATCAACGACGGCGACCACATCCGACACGCCTTCTCAGGGTTCAAATGGGGACAAATCATTGAGGCACGCAAACACCTACCGGCACACGCCGGATTCAAAACAGGACAATCATGCTCCGGCGATATCTACACCATCGAACTGGTCGGCTGGTCCGCTGAAACAGACAACCCAAGCGCAGCCGTAAAAGCAGGGTTCGATGTTCACGATGGGCGCATCATACTGCGCTCACAAGAAGACAAAGACCGCTACATCCTCGCCCAATCCAAAAAAGGTGGGAACACAAACCCTGCCAAAGATTTTGAGGTGAGCGTACGTCGACCAGGTGCGAACGAAAAACGGTGGGAACAAGCCGCCGACGAACTGTTCGACAGCAAACCGTGGGAAACAATGATGCCAGAAACAGTGACCGCATCACCGTTTGATGAGGAACCGTTCTGATACGCGGCACAGCGGGCCTCGGGGGATTCCCCGAGGTTCGCTACGTCGTCCACCTCCCCCAAGCCGCATGCCGAGGATGCAACCCAAACTTGTTCTACCCCGAACAAGGATGCGACGCAGCGATGGCACGATCCATATGCAGCACCTGCCCTGAGAAAGCACCATGCCTCGAGATGGCGTTACGCAACCAAGAGCAACTAGGGATCTGGGGTGGCACCAACGGACGCGAACGCCGACGCATCCGACAACAACAAGAACAACAAACAGCATCCGACAAGTTTCATCAACACATCCTTGAAAGAAGAACCACCCATGAGCACACACAAACACCTCCACAAATTTGATGTACTTGGCATCCCAAAACCGCAAGGCTCCAAAAAAGCTTTCAGCGCGAACGGTCGAGCCATGCTCAAAGAATCAGGTGGGCTATCACACGCCGCGTGGCGCAACGCTGTAGCCGAAGCAGCACAACGAGAAGCCGACACCCACCTTGACACACCACATGAAGGTCCGCTCGTTGTCCAAATTTTGTACAGGTTCCCGATGCCGATGTCACGCCCCAAACTGATACGCCAACTCGGTATCGCATGGAAAACCACATCACCCGACATCGACAAACTTGATCGTTGCATCAACGACGGCCTCATGGCAGGTGGCCTCATCAAAGACGACGCAACGATCTGTGTCATGTACTCACGCAAAGTCGAGATCGCCAACGGCTGGGCAGGCGCAACAATCATCATCAGCACCCCGTGGACAGCACAAGAAGCTGTGAACCTATGAGCGAACTATGGGACTGCCACAAATGCGCCGGCACAGGCGTACGCAACGTCGGCGCACAAGGCTACTGCGGCACACACCTCGGTGAGCTACACAACAAGTTCAACAAAAACGTGTTCGCATTCAACGGTGTTGGAACACAAACAGGTGTGATGCGCCCCGACTTCGGAACAACACACTCACAACTTCAATGCAACGCCTGCGAAGCAACATGGGTCGGGATCGCAGGTGAACACTGCGACTGGTGCAAAACCTCACACCACCAACTCATTAGCCACCAAGCCGAACTTGTTACCCGACCACCCGATGTGTCACCAGACAACGCACGCTTTGAACACACCATCCAAGCATGGGCGCAACGCCTCAGCACAGCAGTGCAAGCAGGACTCATCGACGCAACGATCGCCGAGCGGCTCATCAAAAAGGAGTTGCAACGTGCCATCTGACATGTTCGCGCACCTGTTCAACAACACAAACAACGGCCACCAATGGGACACACCAATCCCCGTGTCAGGATCCACCACCACACCACCAACATTCCCCGCGCACACACTCCCCCAATGGATGACCGAACAAGCCGAACAAGTCGCCAAAGAACTCCAAGTCGCAGTCGACCTACCCGCAACACTCGGCCTTGTCGCACTATCAATCATCTTCTCAGGCAAATACCACATCCAAGTACGCAACACATGGAAAGAATCCTGCAACTTGTACCTCGTTGTAGCGCTACCACCAGGTGCAGGTAAGTCGCCGGCATTCACACAAATGCTGTCACCGATCCGCAAATACGATTTGGAACAAGCCGAAGAAGCACGCACACGCATCGAACATGTCGCACAGAAACGGCGCATGATCGAGAAAGCAATGAAACGAGCAGAAGAAAAAGGTGACCACATGGAAGCCTCACAACTCTTATACGACCTTGAGAAACACCCCGAAGTTGTCATCCCACGCCTCATCGCCGACGACGCAACACCCGAAGCGCTCGTCGAGATGATGTCCAAACAAGGCGGCAGGCTCGCACTTATCTCCACCGAAGGCGGGCCGTTTGAACTCATGGCCGGCCGATACTCCGACCGTGCCAACCTCGATGTGTACCTCAAAGCATTCTCAGGTGACACCATCATCGTTGACCGAGTCGGCCGAGGCGCAACCTCCGTCGCGAACCCGCACCTAACCGTCGGCCTCACCGTCCAACCAGACGTAGTGCGATCCCTCGCCGATCACCCCGAACTCGCCGGTCGTGGCTTAACAGCACGATTCATGTACGCAATTCCAGTTGACCTCGTAGGGCGACGAGACATGATGCTGGAATACGACACCGACCAAAACATCATCGACCTGTACGACCACCGGCTACGAACCTTCCTGCACGCCCACAACGCCCACACAGACACACAACCAATCACCGTAGACAAAGACGCATTACACCTCTATGCGAGCACCAGGCAAGCACTGGAGAACCAACGCGGTGAAGATGGGGCGCTCAAAGTGATCGCCGAATGGACAACCAAGCTGGAGTCATCCATCATGCGCGTCGCAGGGCTCCTCGCACTCGCCGACAACAAACACAACATCGACCTGCCGATCATGCGTCGCGCCGTCGAGATCGGCGAATACTGGTTGGCGCACGCACACATTGTTCACGACATGTGGGGAGCGAACGAGGTGCTGCGCGACGCACGCGCCGTACTGAAATGGCTCGCCCAAAAAGACGACGACAACTTCAGTGTGCGCGACCTACATAGGGCGATGAGCCGACGGTTCGTAGGGGTCGAAGAATGCAAACCTGTACTTGAGTTGCTCACTGAGCGTGGTTGGATCCGACCACTGTTTGAAGGGGCTTTGATCGTAAACAAACGTGGAGTCGAATCACCACGCTATGTGGTAAATCCGGCCAACAAAACACAAACGATACCCTTATTGCGGACAAACCCCTGATAAATGAGTCCAGTTGTCAGCCATGTCAACGTGTCACTAAAGATATAAAAAAAGTTACTCTCTCTCTCTCTATTTTTCTGTATATAAGAACGAAGCACTGCGTTGACATGACTGACATGGCTGACAACTCCCCCCACCCCTCCCAAATCCACTCGGCCACTCACAGCAAGCGTTTACGATGTGAACACGTTCGCCGCGACCAGGCACCTCTCAGAAAGGCTCAGAATGAAACCAGCGCACCGTCGAGGCACCTACAGCGCCAGAGCTTCACAAGTCACCCAAGCCGCTTACAACGACCCTGAGACACGCTGTGGGATGTGCGGACAAACCTTGGCCGATCATCCACCCACCAAAACAGGGAAACCTCAAACATGGGACGCAGACCACCTGCGCTCAGGCGACCCGCTTTCACCATTGCGACCCGTTGCAGCTTCATGCAACCGTGCTGCTGGAGGTGCGCTCGGAGCGGAACGCCAACGCTTAGGGATCATGCGCCCAACAAACCCTTGGTGACCTCGATGCCCAACAAAACCTGAGGCAACAAAAACCGTTTGCCCCCAACTTTTCAGAGCAATTTCGGCGAAACCCGTTTCCAACAACAACATTTTCCGAAAACTTTTCAGAGCGATCTCGGCGAAACCCGTTGCCAACAAGAAAATTTTCAACAAAAAGTTTCAAAAAAGTTTTGGGAAAACCCTATTTTCCCACCGAAAAGGAGCTTTTAAAACCGAAAAAAGCGATATCCACAGCCCCCCGAACACCTGTTCGGTCGTACGACCTATGGCCTAGGTCTTAGGTCGTAGTGGTCGTACGACCGAACATGTGTTCGGTCGTACGACCGTACGCGTGTTCGATATGTGGACAAGCTGTGGACAAGCTGTGGACAACCTATTATGCCGGCGCTGCCAGGTACACGCGTACCAAAAATTTTTGGCTCATCAAGTCCCCTCTAGCTCTGCTCTGCCGTGGCTCTGTGCCGTGGCTCTGTGCTCATCGAGTCCCCTCTAGCTCTGCTCTGTGCCGTGGCTCTGGCGACTGCTCGGCCGTGGCTCTGTGCCGTGGCTCTGGCGACTGCTCTGCCGTGGCTCTGT